TACTCTGTTAAATCGGATTTTCGGCATCCTCCGTTTTTATTATCTTAGTTTTCTAATAACTGGCGCAACAATATCTAGATGCTCTTGGTAAGTTCTTTTTTTAACTTCCCTTAAACCACCTTTTTGGTATCCAGCTACATCTAAAATGCTATCGTTTAAATAATTTTGTGCGTATACGTATTCAAAGCTATTGTTTTCTTTTCCTATTCTATCATCTTTTATTTCTTTACCTTTTGGCATTCTTACAAGTATTGTAGTTTTTCCAAATAAAGAATCGGTAAAAACTATTTTTCCCCCATTTAGTAGTAAAGATTGTAATTCGTTTGACATTGTTAAGTTTTCCATAATTTGTTTTGTTTTGTTTAAAAATGTATGCCCTTTCTTATAAGCATACTTAAAGGTAAAGAGAATATATTTAATAAAAAAATTTTGTACCTAAAAAAGTGAAGTTTTTTTTAGTTTTTTTTGTAACTGCTTGATAATGAGTAAAAATAAAATGGGCATAATCCGAAGAAAATGCCCACAAAACAAAACAATCTATTATGAAAGGATGCATTGCACATCCATAGACTTTTTAAATATAATGCACTAAATTGGTAACCAAGCAAAGGCTTTTGTATTAGTTTTCAACATCTGTAAGAATTTTGTAAGCAATACACCACCACCCATAAACCCACCAGCAACAAGTAAAGCAGTTATCCTGGTAAGTCCTTGCATAAAGTTTAGAAATTTATCTGTCTTTACTTCAGTCTTATTGTCATTCTTTACTACTTTGGTGTTTTGGATATTGGCTTGTCTTGCAGTTTTTTGATTCTGCTTGTTAATCTTTACAGCTTGTTTACCCTTGTATATGATAATGGTATCCATTATTACACCACTATTGCAATAACATTGCTCTAAGGCATCCTCACACGCCTTCAAATTAGATTTTAAATTCCTTTTACTTTGCCCAAAGGTCAAACCAAATAAAAAGACTAATATTAATAGTTTTTTCATATCATTAATTTAAAAATCATCTTCGCACCATATCGGTGTTTTATCACCAAACCAGGCTTGTCTTAAATTAAACTCAAAAAACTCATCTGCTTCTTCTGGTGTCATATGTTCTTCCAAAATCCTTATGCATTTCTTAACAGAATAAATCAGCCTTAAAGTACTCCAATCAATGCCTATCAATGCATCATCAAAACCATCTGCTTTCAATATCTCATCATCTGGGAAACTTTCTATTATTTGATTCATCATAATTCTATACTTTTAAATGATTTAATGTTATTATCTATTTCTTCAATTGCAAACCCTCTTCTACCCTTTGCAAAATTAGTACTCACCCATTCCGAAGATGGAGATAAAGCAAAGTAACTGTTATATTCAAATTTAGGATTGCTGCTATCTCTAATAAGTTGGTGTGAATCTCCCTTCTCAAAGCAGATTTTAAAACTGTGCAGATTGTGTTTGTCAATGTAGGCACGAATATGGTCTTTTGCCTTTTGGTCAAGCTGTGCTTTAAACCCAAACTTCTTAAACTCTTTATCTTTTCCATGTGTAATAATAAATGCCCAATTATCAATGGTGTAATGGCTGATAAACTGCTCGTGTATGTTGTACTCAACATCTGGCAATAAGTACTTTAAAACCTCTTTCACTTGAAGATTTACTATATGCCCAAAGTCACCACTATGATTGTCATTAACTACGCTGTGAAATTCCAATGGCACACCTAATGTTGCTAAAGATGATGCTAAACGTATTTTAAAACTTGATGCTATTTTAAAGCATTCCACGTTGTCCATATTTTGAGGCAATTTGTGACCTCCTCTTGTAGTTTCTGAATTGTAACCATCTACAAAGTCACCAAGTTCTTGCACCACTATCTTGCTATGCCCATCAAAATCCATATTAACCTGGCTAACTATTTCTTTAAGCGTATCTTCAAGTTCTTCCTTTCCCCATTTGCCACTATCGTACAAGTCATTCTTAATATGCATTCCTATGTGTGTATCTGTGTATGTAACCTTTAGCACTTTGTTTCCATTTGGCTTAATTTTAGCCACTTTTAAGGGCTTAATATTACTCGCCTTTACACTTTGCTCAATGACATCTTTATTTAGCTCAAATAACGCTTTATTTTGGCTCTCTTTTGTGTAAATTTTCCATTGTTGACCAGTTGATTCGTTGGTGCTTAGTCTTGAAAGTTCTAAATGTTCTGGTGGTAAAGCTAATTCAGTAGGCATTAGCTTTTCTGTTCGGCTTGTGATGTTGCCTTGCTTGTCATATTTGCGCTGTGTTTCTACAAATTTCTTTGCAATCTTGTAATATTTTGACCTAATGGCTAAGTAGCTATTATTTGGATTGACCAATCTCCTAAAGTAAGACTCATTAGTTTCACCTTCTTGTTGTGGATTAGCCTTTATCAGTTCTCTTGCTGTCATTTCCTTTAGTTTTGTTGTGAAATTCTAATAGCCTTTCATAGTAAGCTATGTAAAGTTTATTTCCACTATTGGTTTCTAAAAATGATGTGTGTGATTCTACAAACTGCCTTGCATTTATAATTGTGCCATTGTCAAGATGAAAGCCGTTATACTTGTCTAAATCAAGTTTAAGCAATTCTTTTTTTAATTCTTGCAGTTTCATTTGCCTACAATGTAAACAAATTATTTGATATTCTTGTATTCAAGTTTTGCATCAAAGCTGGGGCATTGTTTTATGCGTTCCCAAGAATCTACCTTTCCGTTTAAGTTTTTGTCTGGGGATATGTCACGATGTCCTAAGATTTCTATGTCACTTATATCTTGATGTTCTTTTAAAAAGTTTAAAGCATTGTGTATTTCACAAATTAAGGCATCTTTCTGTGCATCTGTTCGGCTATCTTTTGCTTTCTTGTAATTATCTTTCTCAACTCCACCTATATAACTAATGTGAATGCTTGTGCTATTATAACCTCTAACACCATTGCTTACTTTTGTATAAGGCAGTAATGCGTGAACATCACCACTTTCTTCTATTACTCTGTGATAGCCTGGATTCTTCCATCCTATGCTTTTCCAATACCTTTGAATGGCTTCTACACCACCATAACCAGCTGTGCAATGAATAAAGATTCTTTTAATGTTTCTCATAACATCATTGTTCTTACTTCGTTAACTGCCTTGCGTATTTCATCCTTTGTAGTGTCGCTTATCTCATCATCTTGTACCTCAAAATCTACAGCAACAAAAAAGAATTTTTCTGGCATCATCTTAATGAAATAACACAAAGAACATTTAACATTTTGAACGCTAAATATTGACCTCAAATGTCCACTTAAATCTTTAATATTTACCCAAGCCTTGCGATGCTTTAATAATGGATAAACTACCTTTTCTTGATATTCGCCATCCAATAACTGATGGTTAAAACTACTGCGCCATAAAGATGGGTAAATGATTGTGCCATAAATTGCATCTCCTGCCATTATCTTCATACCACTATTGTGTATTTTAACAAGTACTGCTTTTTTAACTTCTGGACATTGCGCCAATTCTTCTAATATTTGAGATATTTTAGGATTCTTAGTAACAGCATTTTCAACGTTGTTACGAAACATTTTATTCTTAATTGCTTTCCAATTTGGTAACGCAACCACCATACCTAAAAAACCACCTACAGATGTAATAATTGATGCTATTACTATATCACTCATTTCTTCGGCATTGCCATTTTAAATAGTTGCCTGGCTACTGATTGAGCAGAGTAGCCTAATAAAATAGCTGTGAATGTGTTTAAAGGATAGAATGGTTTAAGGTCATCTTTAGCAAATACAAAAAGCAATACAATTAATGCGCTTATTCCTATGCTTATAAGTTCTAAACCAAAATCAAGTACAATACCTTTCTTCTTTGCATTGTATAGCTTAGTTAATAGGTGCAATATTACACCACCTAAACCCATCAGATATAATTCTGCGATAGGATTCATTAGAATATAATAATTTTATTAATTATTCCATCACTATCTTGTTCGCCTTTCCATAGTACTGGCTTAGTTCTATCCAAGTATGCAATCATCTGAGTTTTATACCTCGTTGCCATTGCCATTGCTTGTCGCTTTGCTTCTTCTACGTTAGCAATTACCTCGTTGCTGCCTTGTGCTGTTTGTGCGCCCTTGTTCCCAGTTTTTATATGATTAGGCTTACTTATATACGCTTTTAGATTATAAGCTATGTATGGCTTTAAATAGTCGCTTAACAAAGTTGCATGGCTACCAGGATTAGCTACAACATCATCATACAAATCTGTACCTAAAACAGTCATTACTTGTTCCCACTCCACAATCTGTATCACGTTATCTTTAACAGCATTTATGTCAAAAGTATTGCTAAACGCTAATGCTTTAATCTCTGCTTTACTCGCTATCATCTGAAATTATTTTAGCTTGTTGTTCATCCATTCCCATCATTTTAAGCAATTCTTTAACTGCTTCTTTACCTATCGTTTCCTTATTCTGTAAAAGCGTTGTAATGCTACCTATATCGTTGACTACGTTCATTGGTGATTGATTGTTAAACTCAACTTCTCCTTCATAGATAGTTCCTTCAAATGCTTTCTGCACAGCATCCATTATTACGTCTTGTTCGTTTTGAATTAAACGTTCTGCCAATTCCCACTCATTTCTAAGCTGCTGATTGTTGCCTAATGCACCAGCACTCTCTAAACCTGCTAAACTTCTAAACCATGAACAAGCCTTAACGATGTTGTTTTCTACCATCTTCTGCAAGTCCATAAAGCTACCTTCTTTTTGCATCGGATAAGTAACATATTCTGGTGGCTGAACATCTCCAGTCTTAGGAACAATTAAACTTTTGCCACTACGACCTCCACTTGTACCTTTAATGTTTTGCTCAAGCTTAAACTTCTTGTCCTTTAATCCATCCTCACCATTCTCATCTGTAACATCTCCAAAATCAAATAATAAAATGCTTGATAAAGTTACACCATTCTCAAATTGATTGGCATTGTACTGACCTATCAAACTCTCTACTTGTGCATCATAAAATGCACCACTCCAAACTGGTAAAGGGTAATCATTTTGCCCACTCTCATACTCAAATATTGGTATGATTGTTCTGCCTTCCTCATCGTAGTTAGGATAAAGCGTTCTTTGTATTGGCTCAATTCTATTATCGTTCCAATCTTTAGATATTGCTACTTGCTCTGGATGCTCTCCATCATACTCACAAAATCTAACTTTACTTGCATCTAAATGATAGATAAATACCTCACCACCTATGCGCACAGATTCAATAAAACCATAGCCATAAGTTCTACGATCCTTAGCCACACGCTTAGACAATTCAAACCAGTTGTAATACTTGTTTAAATCATCGGTTAATTTGCTTTCTAATGCCTGGTTTTCAGTTAAGATACTACCATAGCTAACATACTCAGCAAATGAGTTAATAACAGCTTTTAACGTGCTGCTTTCCTTTGCTAACTTGCTAACTTTTTGAGGGAATAGATTGTTATCAGTTGTGCTGATTAATCTAATGCCTTGCTTGGTTATTATCTTTTCTTTCTCTGTGTAATCTGGTAACTGTATTACGTTGTTACTTATCGGAAAGTTTATTTGCCTTTTCTGACTTCTTTGCTTTTTTTGGTTTTTGCTCTGCACGTTCTATGTATCTAATTAGTCCTCTGAATTCGGACATTAACGAAAGTTTGTGTACCAACTCTGCTGATTCAAGGTTAGTATCAAGGAGTCCAAACCCCTTGATACCAATTTTTTCACCTTGATACTTTTTCTTGTATTGCCACTTCATCTTATACAGATGTTGCTGCAACTAACTCTGCTACTATTGCAGTAGGTGTTGTTGCTGGTGTAGATGCTCCAGAAATACCACTTAATACTCTTAACGGCTCACCTTGCTCGGCAGTCATTGTCATACTAAATAAGTTATCATCTGTTTTTGCTCTACCACTTGTTGACTCAAAAGATGCAAATGCTACAAATCCTTCATCTAAAGATTCACCATCATAACCTACAAACAATAATCTGTCACCATCATATAACCTGGCTACCATATATTGCTCACAGCTATTTTTGATTGCTGTTAATTCTTTTCTTTGAGTGCTTGTTGGGTTAGCTACTGCGAAATTAACGCTAACCTCGTTGCTTCTTTCCATTGATTCTGTTACTTCACATTCTCCACGTTTGAAATTTAGTTTACCAAAGCCATCTCCAGCATTTGCAAAAACTAAATCCGTAATATCGTGGTCTGAACCTAAAGTTACGCTTACCATATCTCCTACTGGGATAGTGTAAAGTTCTTTTACTCCTGCCGTTTTAGGGCAATTTGTACCAGCTACTGCTGCTAAACTTAAACTTGCTGCCATTTTTTTATATTTTTTTGTTGTTTATTGGGGGTATATTTCAACCCCCTTTAAACTATTAATTAAATCCTATCGGTAAAGTACGATGTCTTCTCCGTTAGTGTAATTTACATCAAATGCATAGTCGCATCTGTATCGTACTGTTCTGTCACCAGTTGCTTCAAATTGAGGCAAGATAGCTACATTGTTCCACTCTGCATCTAAGGCAGTACCGAAGTGTAAGTTAGATACGTTAGCTGCTACAATCGTGTTAGATGGTAAGAAAGGTAAGATAGCCATTCTCTGTCCTAAGAAATCCAATTCTTTAGCACCGATGTAGTAAGAACCTGCGCCATTAGCAGCAGTTGCTTGTGCTAGGCTGTATGCTTTTCCTAATCCTTTGTTTCCAAAGAAATAAAAGTCTGCATCATCTTCTACTGACTCGCTTAGTCCGTTATAAACTTGCGTTAAAACAGCTAATGCGTTTGTAGAATTAATGAAAGATGCTTCTACAGAACCACCAAATGTACCGAACGTAGATGAATCAAGTGCAATGCTAAAAGTAGTTGCATTGATAACTGTAATTGCAAAAGATTTACCATTTTGGTCAACAAAACCAAGTCCAGTTAATCCACTTAATGTAATTACATCTCCGTTGCTAAGATTAGCAGTTGAAGAAACAGTTAAAACGGCTGGACTTGCTTTACTCATTCCACTTACCACTAAACTACCTACTCCAACTTCAGCATCTAATTTGTTTACATCAGAACCTGCTTCCATTAATGGAATAAGACCAGATACAACGTTAGAAGATGCAGATACTGTAATTTTAGATAATTGACCTGCTGCTACTGACCCTCTCCAAATAGAAGCATCAATAAACTTAGAACGGATACCAGCTTGTTGCTCAATAATAGCTTCTTCGATAGATGCTGGTGGTACGAAATCACCTGCTCTTCCTCGTGGCTGCTGAGATGCATACCAAGTAGCATTTAATGTAGAATAGTCATACTCTACTGCTTCCATAAAAGTTTTTGGATCAAGATATTTTTCATCCAAAGTAAAAGCACCAGCAGAACTGAAAGCAGCCGCTGAATCTTGTACGTTAATTGTATTAGCCATAGTTTTAACTACTGCTCTTGCATCAATATCTGTGTGTACAGTTACCAATCCGTTT